GTAAATGGTAAAACTAAATATTACAATGTTCCAGATCCTAAACATAAAACTCCAGATATGAGTCTTCCTAAAGAATACGGAAAACAATATGATACTTTAAAAGAAGCAATAGAAGGCGCAAAAGCTATATCAAAAAAATTAGATGAATATTCTCATAAACATAAAAAAGGTTTTCCTAAATTTGGTACTAAATAATGAAAAATAATTATCACAAAACAAAGTCTGGTAAAGTAGCAAAAAAAGGTTTGTATTATTATATGAATAGAGCCAAAAAACAAGGTACATCAAATCCTAAATCTAAATCAACGGTTGATTCTAAACAATATGCTAGAGCAAAAGCTGGGTTTCCTAAATTTGGAATGTAACAATGGTAGCTAAAAAATATCAAAACGAAAGTGGCGGTCTTAATCAAGCTGGTAGAGATTACTTTAAACGTACAGAAGGATCTAATTTAAAAGCACCCTTATCATCTGGTACTAATGCTAGACGTATATCATTTGCGGCTCGTTTTGGTGGTATGGATGGGCCAATGAAAGACAAGAATGGTAAACCTACTAGATTAGCTTTAGCGTTAAAAAAATGGGGTTTTGGAAGCAAAGAAGCGGCTAAAAATTTTGCTAATAAAAACAAAGCATAATGGAATATAATGAATTAAAAGAACGTATTAAAGAACACGAAGGATATAGAAATACTATTTATTTAGATAGTCTAAATAAAGCCACAATTGGTTATGGTCATTTAGTTACTTCAGAAGACCCATATAAAATTAATCAAGAATATTCAAAAGAAGAATTAAATGCACAATTTGAGGCAGATTTTCAAACAGCAAAGGCACATACTGAAAAACTAATTAATGACAACAATGTGGCAGAATTATTGTTTAATGCTAAATGTGTTTTAATTGAGATGGTGTTCCAACTTGGTGTTGGTGGTGTATCTAAATTTAAAAAAATGTGGTCTGCATTACAAGAACAAGATTACAATAAAGCATCAATAGAAATGCTTGATAGTCGTTGGGCAAAACAAACTCCTTCACGTGCTAACTCACTTGCAAGTATTATGAGAAGTTGCAATATATAGCAAATTCTTGTATAAATTGTATGTGATTGTGTTAGAAAATATAATAATTAATTACGATACAAATGAACCACCAATTCTTAATGATGTTCATATTGAGAATGGCAAAGTAAAATTTATTGATCAAAAAGAACAATTAAAGAACCTAGAAGAAACAATAGATGGTTCTCCAGCTACTCATTATGACCCACAAAAGAATATTAGTTATTAGCGATCTACACATACCGTATCATCATAAAGATTCTTTTGAATTTTTAAAAGAAATTAAAAAACAATATAACCCAGATTTTGTAGTAAACATTGGCGATCTTCTTGATTTTCACGCTATTAATATGCACACTCACGATCCAGATTTGTATTCTGCTGGGCATGAATTAAAAGTAGCACGTGAATTTGTTAAAGAATTAGAAACTATTTATCCTAAAATGATTGAGGTAGAAAGTAATCATAGTAGCTTAGTTTATAGACGAGCATTAAAATTTGGAATGTCTAAAGAATTTCTTAAAGATTACGGTGAGTTTTTAGGTACTAAGAAATGGGAATGGATTGATGATTTAACTATTACAATGTCTAATGGACAAAGATGTTTCTTTACTCACGGTAGATCTGCTGATGTATTAAAAGTATCTCAAACAATGGGTATGTCTGCTGTGCAAGGCCATTACCATACTAAGTTTTTAATATCTTGGTGGGCTAATCCAGACAATCTATTTTTTGGTATGAACGTAGGATGCCTTATAAATCAAAAATCACTAGCTTTTCATTACGCAAAAAATTTCAAAACAAGATTTATACTAGGTTGCGGTATTATAATAGACGGCATCCCTAGATTATTACCTTTAGTATTAAATGATAAAGGTGATTGGATTAAAAAATTAGTTTGATTTTATATTTTTACAAACATCGTTATAAAAATCTCTCCAAAATTTAAACACTTTATCGTTAAAATCTTGAATGTTTTTTTTAACAGTTTCGTAATTTAAAGGATCAAAGTCCTTCATCCAATTATTAAACATTTAACCACTCCATTTCTTCAATAGTATATATCCACATATATCGCTATATAATGTTGCAATGCAATAATGTCAAGTATTATGGTTTAGTAGGAAATACAACAGCTTTCACTTCTTCTACTGTTAGTAATCCTTCAGTTATATCTCTCAATGCTTGTCTGTATGCAGACATTTCTGGAAATAAGGTTTGGTCAGATAAAGCATGAAAATCTGTATCTGCTAATAGTTTATTTCTTTTGGCTCTTAATTCATCTAATGCCATTTCAAATTCTACAATAGGAAATTGTGCTTGTATGTCAGCTATTGGTATTGGTGAACAGTTGTGCCATTCAATAGAATTAATGTCATTACCTCTTATAGTAACTTGTGCATTTGGATTTATTTTTAATATTGCTTCTATAATCATGCTTTTATTTCCATTAAAGTCATTGTTGATGTTGTAATATTATCAGCACCAGCATAATTATTAAAAAAAACCGAAGTACCTGAACGCATCTTCCAATAAATTCTATATCTAATTTCTGTAGTAGCTGACGGAGAATCTAAATAATTAAAATGTGATGAACCTGCTTGAGTTGCTGCACTATTACTATAACCAGCAGCATCGTCAAATTCTTTTAAATCAGTTGTATCATTTCTTACTAATTTGTATCTAGCATTATCCATAGCTGTGCTTGCACCAACTCCTAAAATATTTGTTAAAATTAAAATTTTATTAGATGAAGAAGTTGGAGTTATCGTAGCTGTTATATTAGATGTAATGTAGCTAGTAGAAGTTGTAATTGTATAAGCATCATAAGATGAGTGGATAACTTGCAAAACCTTACCACCTACACCTGTATCTAATCCATTTGAACCTATTTTTATTATTGCCATGATAACCTCTTATCATTTCTTTGTACGAATGTATATGAGTGCAAAGCCATTAGTTATTCTCCTTAGGATTGTCAGCTTTGATTTGTGCTATTCTTGCTTTCCAAGATTCAATTCCATTATCGTAAATTTCTTCTAGTTGCTTATCCCAAGAACCATATAAAGATTTTCTAGTTGCTTTAATCTTTTCATTGTTCTCATAAGTTGTTGCTTGTGCATCTAGTGCATCTAATTGTTCAAGAGTTGGTTTAGCAATAGGTAAGTTCCATTCCTTGATATACGCACCTTGACCATCGTCTTGCAGTAATACATCTTTTAAGAAATCTACTTCTTGGTTTGAGTATAGTTTTATTTTAGTTGAAAGTTGTGCCATCTTATGCTCCTATTCTGTATGCACCGAAATATGTAGTAATACCACTACCAGTTAAATCTACATTACCACCACTATCTTGAAATGCTGTTGCCACTAAATTATCACCAGCAGACAAATCTGCTACAACAAAAAGCAAATTTGAATTATAAGAAGAATTGTTACCACCATTAGCATTAGTAAATTCAACTGTATTTTTAAACAATTTTAGATTGTAAGCAAATGTTGCTCCAGATTGCCATCTATAAGCCGCATATAAAACATATTTACCATCTTTTCCAGTTGGAACTGTAAATGTTCCTGTTGCTGTATTATAAGCACTATCAGTATCAAATATTTCTGTATCAAAAATAATAGTAGTGTTTGTACCATTACTAATAGTTTGATTAGAAGTTCTACTTGCATGAAAAGCTGGATAGTTATGTCCTGATACAGCACCAGTAAAAGTATAGTTTTGTGATAAATCCATTTTAGCTGGAGTAACAGAAGTGTTTGCTAGTTTAGCAGTAGTAATCGTATTATCAGATACAGTACCTACATTTAATACATCTCCTAATACTGTAATGAAGTCTATGCTATCAGAAGCAGTTAGAGCAGAAGCAAATACAATGTTAGAACCTGATATGTTATAGCTACTAAAAGGTGCTTGAATAACTCCGTTTAACGATACAATGCAGTTCGCTGGAGTTTGTGGAAATACTGCAACACCACCTTTAGTTAGTGCATAGGTATCGGTAGCCGTAGCTGTAAGTGCGTCTAGTACCTGATAATTTCCTACAATGGGTTGTCTTCCTAAATATGCCATTAGTTATTTGCTCCGTTATCTATTACTGTGTTTCCTTCTGCAATCCATTCTTGGATAGCTTGGTAATCTGAATTTGCTTTGTCTAGTGGTACTAAAGATGTAGTATTATTTTTAACTACACTGTAACCACAATGCTCATTTGTTGTTGTGTTATATATTTTAGTAACTGATGTAAAATTAATATTCATAATTATAACTCCGCATCTGCCGTATAGTTGTAATCTACTAAATAAACATTACCTGTACTAATAGAAAAACCACCTGGGTCAGCTGAAAAAGCGTTTTGAAGTGCAGTAAAAGCAGTAATATTATTTGATTCTACCCAAGCAGAAAGATTATATAAATTTATTGTTCCTGAAGATGAGCTTCCTGCATTATTACCTCTATATATAGTTATTGTTG